CTGAGTATTTGCTGTTAAGTTTTATTTCGACGACTATTCCGAGAAATAGGGACTCTGTAGCCCTGGTATTTTGTTTTATAACTGTCTGGTTTGTAATGACCTTATAAACATTTCAGTTGTTCATAACATTTGCTATAATTTCAGTATAATATTTTTGTATGATTATAATTTTGCAAACCCCCTTTTGTTAATCACATTTTATTCAAAGCTTCTTAAATGAAGTTGCATTAGCATTTTATGCTTTTGCTGTCAGTCTGATTTATTGTTATATATACTTATTAATGGTGGCGAGAATTCCACTCGTCTTGAAAACCTTTATTTTATATAGAGGTCTGTTTTGTTCACGCTTTAGATTTCCTATCGAGCGACTATGTGATGAAAAATGTGGTAGAACCAAGTGTTTCATCTTATGCATACACCTCAATGATAGGTTGTTAAAATCTATATCACGCTCGTGTCGTGAATGTTGGGTACTCTGATTTAATTGCAGTAACTTTCCTAACCGAGTTGTCATATCAACCATGAGAAAATTTAAACCACACAAAAAGAGAAATTGGAAGAAAAACTCTATAAACAATTCTTCCGCCCCGGAAAGAACTAATGAACGTGCGTCTGTCAATAACTATTTTGAAGCTAATCCTTGTTATTCAAGTGATTCTTATTCTAGTAGTGACGGATATGATGAATTTGTGAATACTCTTAGCCATTCTTTGGAAGACTTAGATTATTTCACAGATCCTAGTATTCGTAGATATCACGCACGTCTTGTTGAAGAATCTCATCCACCTATTGTCTTTAGAGAAAGAAAACCAACCCTTCATGATTATATGGAGGATGTTTCAGACAAGTGTAACTTGTCTGTCTCTCAAGCTACCCTAGCGTACCAAAAAGCTAGACCAGTTTTGCAAGAGTATGTAAATGCTCATGCTCAATTGGAAACTCCTTTACATAATGATCCGGATATTGATCTAAGTCAGCTTGTTAAGGAAACTAATATTAGAAGTATTCATATTGGTAGAGAAATTCCTTCTCCTCCCTTTGAAATGGATTTATTCCTAAACAAAGATGGTAGTTTGATGGTTTCGCATTATGATACTTCTGATGATGAGGCTACTTTTCTTACAGTACCTGTAACTCCTAACCCGCTCACAACTAATAGGGTTCAGGAAATTGCATCCAAACTTAAAGAAAAGTATGCTTACGAGAAGAAAACTCGTTATGAGTCTCAGGCAACTCCTCAAATGAATTTTATTGCTAATTCATTGAGTAGTTCATTATTTGGGGATGGTCCTCTTAAGGAATTACTCTCTAGTTCTAAGGAACTTAAGGGTTTGATTGAAGAGAAACTCCCTGATGTTGGGAATTACGATGAGTTATTGAAGCTGGTTAATACAGCCTCAGGAACTGTGAATGGTTCTAGTACCAAGAATTTTAGTAAGTCTTTATGGAAAGCTGGAATGATTTTAGCCGGAGCAATAGCTTTGGGCTCATTTATTCATTACCAGATGACCAATGACTCTTTAACTATTGGTATTGGCTGTACAGCTATTGCCATTTGTGGTTACGCTTATGTTAAAATAGGTATGCCTCAATCTGGTATTGTAAATATTGTTACTTTTTGTTGTACTTATTTTCAGAATAGGTCTTCAGAAGGTTTCGCAGTTGCGCAAGGAAATTTGGATTCATGTATGGATACAGTGGCTGTTTTTGCTGCTACGATTTTTGGAGTTAATTCTGATTCGCCAACAATTTCAAAGTTGACGACTCACATTAAGGATTATGCTCGAAGTCGGCAATCTTTACATGATATTGTTAAAAACCTTATATCTGTGTTTCAGAGTTGTTATAATACCG